ACTTGCAATTTTGCATAATCTGATAACAGACCATAGGCACCATTGAATTTATTATCCACGGCATCCCAATGTCCATCACTGGCTCTCAGGATGTAATCTTTAGGATACTGGATAGTGGCATTATCGTTGCTGTATATTCTGAAGAATAATTTGTAAGCCTTCTCTGAACCTTTGGCCTTATACAGATCACCAATATGCTTCAGAAACAATCTCTTGTCGGCCATGATCGAATCTGGAATATCTTGGGCATATACTCCCATGAAATATTGGACAAACACATCAAGCGTCTTGTCAATATCCCCGATGTCAATACCCTTACTGAGAATGTTATTTACGTTTCCGGGCTGTTCAAGGAATTCATAATATGCTTCCAAGAATGCCACAAATGTCGGATAGTCTTCCCGAATCTGTTGTGGAATCAGTGAGGATACATCGTAAGACTGTTTCATACTCTTGTCGCTGTCAATGTGACCACTAGGCCATAACTTTGATTTTTCGTATAGTCGAACCCACTGTCATCCAGTGTCAGAATATTGTTTCTAGTTACCATTACATCATATGAGGACGATTCGGCATTGAAACGAATCTGACTGTTCAGATCATATGATTGAGAGACCTTCACCACATTCAACACCACGACGCCCGTACTGTAATAAATTGTTCCGGCATTATCGATCACAGTTGAACCATCTACCATATTCAACAGAGATACTGTTCCGGTATTCAACAGAACATTTGTCAGAACATCTTTGGTATAGACAGTATAATAATTGTTGTTGTATAGAATCTGGAAATAATTACAGGTCAATGTTGTCGGAACTATTGGATTTTGGAAATCCATCGTCATTGCGATGGATTGATTATTGATCACAGGAACTCGTCTCTGAAGCTTGATTGTTGTCTGGTTAGAATAAATCGACGGATCAATATCGTCGATCATTCTCACAAATTTACTGTAGAAGAAATCTACGCCGAATTTTTGCATCTCAACGTCAAACCAATTATTGATGGTGTTCGAACACAACACCTTTAGAGCATCCGGGCTGATTGTCAATAGGTCTGGATTATATTTTATTTCAGTATTGACAGTAATGAATAAGTATGATGGGTCAACGATAACGGGGGTGACTGTGACAACGGAATTATCCTTGAAATAATTCTTGACTAATGCCTCTTTTTCTGCTTCGTTATATGTATATCCATTCAATGGCTTTATGGAGATGAACACTTTTCCATAGTATGGGGGAATGTTATCCTCGCCGCCCCATGCAGACACACTTTCCACAGCAGGGATATTATTCATCGCCCATGTGTAATAGTCTTTGGCTGTGACGATTCTGTTCTGTGTTGCCCAAACTTTAGGAGCCAGCATCCGGATCTTGTCTGTACTCTCCTTTTCAACACCACCAGACGATGCTGATAGAGTTTGAACTAGAGTTTGATAACCATTGAAGTTATCCAGAAGGAATGAAGCACACCCATCCGCAGAAGATTTGTGTGATACAACGTATTCTATTCTGACGACATTTCCATTATGAAGAGCCTTACCAAGAATATCATCCCCAAACTGTAATTCAAAATTCCCGAGAAAATTCTCTTGAAGGAAATATATTTTCGATTTTCCGGATAGTCCATAAGCATTATTAGCAAGGATGTACAAATCTTCATTAAGATCATTGATGGAATTTCGGACATATACTCTCAGAGTGTCACCATCAACATCGGCATTAGGTATTTCAAATAGTGATCGTGGATTATTTACGGAATCATACACAAAAGCATTTTGAACAATTTCACCTTCTTTCAGGGAAATGTTCGAGAATTGATATTGACCGGCGACTTGGTGAGTGATGGCCGAATCTGTGGTGACGAAATTCATCGCTACACCCAAAGGGGTCACAGTTCTAAATATTGTCCCACGGGGAAGTACGATGGTGGTTGGAGTGTCAAGACCGGGATCAACTAGAATATTAACGATGGCGGTTGATGCATGGGAAGTCTTGAAATTGTATCCCAACTCTTTCGCCCTTGATACAACGGAACCTCTCTTGATAGCACTATCAAGAAACATTTCATTGATGAGCATATTCACATAATAGCCGGAATAGTGGGTATTATATGCCAGAACATCCAGCAGAACGGACAATCCCGATCCTGTGAAATTGTAGTCCGTAAATTCGGATTGACCAGACAGATACGTGATCAGATTGTTCTTGATCGCATCAAAATCTAGTTCGCTGATTACGAGATTTGCTGTAGTGGTCATTGATTATTACAATCCAGTGAGGTTGATATATTTATCTGAGTCTTTCCACGACAATATCGAAGGTGACGATCTTATTCACTGTAGTTGGCTGGAACATGATCGTGATGGTCACACTGTTACTATCTGGGGCCACGGTGACAGTGACTCCCTGAAGGATTGCCCGAGGTTCATATTGTTGGAGAACCTGAGAGACGATCTTTTCGATCATCGCCCCCATTATTGGACTGGCATTCTCGAACAATAATTGACGAATTGGTGTTCCGATCTCTGGATGGAATGGTCTTTCATAATTGTCCGTTAGGATGAGATTTCTCACAGCACCCTTGATTGCCTCAATATTGGTGAGTTTGGATATATCACCAGTTTGGGGATTGATAGTCATAGACAATGAGAGGTCTGTGAATCTATTTTGTTGAGTGACAATTGATCCCATTTGGATATATTTTCGGTATTATGAGTATGATATATTTATATTGACAAATATCACTTTTTGTGCGCTATCATATGCATATTCCCAATTTCCTTATTCTCTCCACCCTTAACTTCATGGGTCTCATCTTCATTGTCTTCATGCGGAACAACATTCACAGGCTTACCCTTTGACCATCCATGAATATTAACTCCGGGCATCTTCGCCAATCTTTCCCACACCTTCTTGTTTCCGGGGGATGAACTATCATCCTGAATGGAAATATTGTGATGAGTAATCAGATGATGATAGAATTTGTGTGCCTTCAGAGTATTTTCCGGGGATGATGCCAATTCAATCTTGTGGAGATGCCCTGATTTCTTGTTAAAGTCTCCCATGGCCGATAATGTGGTCTTCTTGGTCTTTGGATCATAGGCATGATATGTTCTGACAGTATAAGGGCCATATTTCTTTTCATGCAGATAAATCTTATGACCACTCTTCATGGTGGAAATGTGTTGTTCCCTCTCCGGATCATCCTCTGAAGAATGCTCTTCCGGATTCCATTCTTTATTATCATGATGGAGATATACTTCAGCCTTATCCCCTTTTCCTGTGCCAACCTTATTCAACCAAACTTCTGTCATGAATTTTTTGTAATCGATTTCCATGTTGTTCTCCATTAAGCTAGTTTTTTATACCCTTTTGCTCCGGGTACGGGAAAAGTTTTCCCGTTATTCATCGTGAAATTCATATTCCTGTTGGATATCGAATTAAATGATACGTGAATCCATCTCGATGAATAATTATTAGAATATTCCAGAATCAATTGATCATATGGAATTAGGTCTTTCAATTTCAGTACAACATCATATACATCATACCCCTCAAACTTCATATCTGCCGCCATACCCAATTCATGTTGTGATGGTGTTCCGCCAGATTTTGAGAATGCATTTCCAACACTCCTCAAGCATGAATTCAATTTCATATTTGGATATGCTTTTTTGATTGGTTCCAAACAGTTTATTGCCAATGCAGTCATATTAGCCACCAACTGTTCAACGGATCGTCCATGTTGAGGCACAAGGATCTTTGGGGATTGTGCGAATCCAGTTAAATCCTGAAGAGTATAGTGGGGGCTTATTCTTAATGATTTTGGGTATGTTCCATCGGGGCTGGATGCTGGTGTCGGCACAGCAATGCCTTTTTGTGGTGTTGTCGGTGTCGAATCGACTTTCAATGCTGGTGGAGGATTCGCTTTGTCTGCTTCCATTTGATCAAAATCCGCTTGAGATAATTCTTTCTTCTCAAGCTTTTGTTGAATATGATCATCGATTGCTGCGGGTGTAGCATCCTCATATACTGAAATATCTTTCTCTTCAATATAATTAGGCAACGTCAGATCATCGAATACTGGAGCAATAACATCCGCTCGAACATTACCAACAAGCAATGTTGTTGCAGGATTGCCAACATCTGCTGCGGAAGATGTTCCACTATTCAACTGAACATTCACGGCATCGACACTGAAATCTTCTCCGGATTGAATATCAATAGCGCCAGAAGCGGACGATCTGATAACACTGCCTGCCTGATTCATTATGGATGTTGCAGCAAGACTATTAATCTGTGCTGCACTATCAAAATTAATCGAGCCTGTGTGAGTCTGCATATTGATCTGTTTCGCCTTTATCTGTAATTCTTCTGTCACATTCAAATTCATCTTTCCTGCAACATTGGCATCAAGATTATTATTCAAATTTGCTAGAACATCCCCATCAACTTGAATGTCAGCATCATTTTCCACGTAGATGTTCGCATTGCCTTCCACATGAATAATACAGTCTCCGGAAATATTCACATATCCATGACGTTCCATGATGACGAAACTATCACCAACAATTCTGTTAACCTGAGTACCATTAGCATCAATTTCGGAAAATGTTCCAGATGTGTGATGCATATTGATTCTTTCGCATCCGGGAGTATCATCAAATTCCATAATATGTCCGGATTCTGTTTCCGTAACATGATTGAATGGATATATTGCATTGAATGGAATATCAGATTGATCCCACGAACCACGATTATTCGCCATGGGGACAGAGTGTAATTGTTCCTGAATTTTTCCCGGAATAATTGTTTCGGCTATATTTTGATGTCTTGCTAAACGATTAGTATCTGGTTCCCCGATGTGCGATAACAGCGGATACATTCCGTTGGGGTCTTTGAATCCAAATTTTGTTTTCAACAATGTTTCAATTTGTGATGTTGCCGTTTTATCTGCCGCAGTTTCTTTAATAGTTTGTTCTTGCACTGGAGCAGGATTTGTGGAGGGGGGCATAATGGGGAGATCGCCAGATATTGCCGAATATCCCAAATCATAATATTGTTGAGCCGACACACCATTGGCGTCCTTCTTTACATTACCCTTAACGAGATTGGATGCTCCACCAGCACCAACCAAATGTGCCGCTGCCAATAATCCACACAATTCTTTCTTCGTGGTATTTTCGTTGATTGCTCCCTTAGACTTCAAGTATCCAAAATTAATTCGGAAATAATTACGGCATGCATTATCTTGTTCTGATGGATTATCAAAGAAGTTTTGAAGACTCTTGATACCATTCTTTCCTTTCCAATATGAATCCTGTTTCAATTTTGCATTTGAGCGGCCTATATCGGCATTGACATATCCCAAATCGACTAATCCTACAGCACCGAGTTGATATGCTCCAACAAAACCAATACTGTTGATGATGTTATATCGATCAGTTGATTCACGGAAACGAATCTTCAATCGAAGTTTATCTAT